GTGACGCTGCGGAGCTGCGTCTCCGAGTTGGCCGATACGATGGTGGTGGACCCAATCCGCGTGGTCAGCATCCAGATCACCAGCCAGCTTACGAGGGCCGACTTGCCGATACCGCGCCCCGAACTGACGGCCTCGCGGAACACGTCGAAGTCTACCTTACCGTTGTTCTGCCGTATGTGCGCCGCCAGTTCCTGCAACACTTCGCGCTGCCATTTGCGCGGCCCAGAGAAGTGTTCCAACGGCGTGCCCGCTTGCCCCCAAGGGAACAGGTAGAGAACAAACTTATATGGGTCGTCCTTGAGAGCGGGCGACCACAGGGTAGCCATAAGAGTTTGTTCATCCTCAGCGCTGTACTGTGGCGTCTGCACGCTGCGGCTCCTCTTCCGTATCCGACATCACTTCGGTTGCTACGAGGTCAATCACGCGCTGCTGCGCCTGCTCAAGCGCCGCCGTGATGCTGATCTTCTGTTCGACCTGCAACTGGATCGATTGCGGAGCAGACCACTTGTGTGCGTACTTTAAGACTTCCAGCGCGGCCTTGGCGTCCCCTTGCGCCGCCGCGTCGTTCAGTACGGTTGCCATGGCAAGCTCGCCGTCCGCGCGGCCCTTCTGCTCGGCATACTCCGCGACCGGGTCCATCTGGCAGAGCCTGCGGTACTCGGTCGGCGTCATCCCGGCAGCAAGGGCCAGCGTGTCGCCTTTCAGGCCCATCCGCGCCGCGTTGTAGATGGCCTCCAGCCGCGCCTCTGTGGCGGTCAGCGGACGCGGGTCGTAAGGGAGAGATTGGAACGTCACTTCTTCTTTTTCATGGCTTCGGCGCGTTGCCGTCCAAAACGAAGTTCAATGCGCTTTCGATTTTCATCTTGTTGCGCGCTGACCGCGCGGGCTTTTGGAGACATTTCGGCTCGCTGCACCTTTAGCAGCATCTGTTTCGCTTTGAGGTTTTTGGTGGACATCACCGCTTTGCCAGCGGTTGTTACACGTTCGACGGCGTTCTTACCGCGCACATACTGCTGCGATCCGTCAGGCATCTTACGGGTCTTTAAAACATTTTTTTTAGCGGGCGGTAAACCTTTAGGCATGATGCGTCTCCGTTGACTTTACGCAACTTACCATAGGGTGGTTGCGGTGAAAATAAAAAATTTTGTTTGTGGCCCTTGGCCGCAGCAACAGCAGCGGCGCTCGGCCCTCCCTCCCCCCCTCCCTTCGCGCCCGCAGCATTTTTTGCAACGCAGCAACGCAACAGCGAGAAACTGTAACTGATCCTGTTACCGGAACATATTCCTAGCATGCCGGCATGGCGGGATTGGTGCGCGTGGCCATATGGCTAGAACCATTCACGCCCTTCCGTGTGGCGAGCGCGGGGTTTTCCAATCCGCCAAGCTCGATTAATAACTTGGGCGCGCTGGCCGATACGAAAACGACGATCGCCGGCTTGCACATAGATGATGGACTTGGGCGAGCGGATGCCAACCTTGATGTGGCAGGGTAACAGGGGCGTTAGTTCGGCAAGTAACGTGCGCGCCTGGTTGCGGGTTATCTCACCCCACATTTGCATACGCGCTACTTCGCTTTCCACCCAAGGGCGCAAGGCGTTTGGGATGTCGAAACTGTCATGATAACCAGCCATTGTTTTCTCCAATTTAACGCAAACGCAATATAGTACGCAAACGCGATAGATGCAAGGGTTTAGAGGCGCAAGTGGCGGCGTGGGGCAATTGGGGCATTCCAATCGTTAGATTGGCAAATTGCAGTCCATAAGGCTCTACGGAACAATTATAGAACAACTGTTATATCAGTTAACTCCAGTCCTTTTGACTAGAGAGTATACCCATATTACCCATAGGCCGATAAAATAAGGCTTTTAGCGCCACTCTCCAATGCCCCACGCGGTACCCCACGCATACCCCAACGCTACCCCAAAACGGCGTTGCCAAAGTTTGGCGCCTCACCATTCCAGTTTGCCACACGGAAAGAGTGAAACCCGTCACGCGATGCAGCGGCCTTGACGGCCTCAACATTCCGCGCGGCAAGATGGTTGTTGGGGAACGCGGCAAGCAATTCCTCCGCGTAGCGTTCCGTTTCGCCTTGCCTCAGTCCGTACACCATAACTTCGCGCATTGTCGTTCTCCTGTTGATATGTGCAAATCTACAGGAAGAAAAACGTATGTCAACAAAAAATAGTTGTTGACATAGCAGGCACGGCATGAGATTATGCACATATCAACAGAGGAGACGGAAACATGATCCGCACTAGCTCGACAAGCCCGCGTTACTGGTATGCATATGGTTACAAGACGGCGGACGCCGCCGCCCTTGCCATTGAGGATATGTACGCGGACGGCGAAATCTCGCCGTGCAATGACCCCCGCGTGAAGGCCTATCAAACGGCGGACGGCGCGACGCGGTACGGCGTGCAGTTGCTCGAGCACTAGAGCCTAGCAGGCCGGCGCCAAGCGCGCCGTCTCACTAGTCCCTAGTTCAACACTCACAGAAAGGAAACGACAATGCAAATCAATACAGTCCACGATTTCCGCCGCGCTATTCGTAACGGCGCCTATGCCTGGCCGGGCGGGTATCCGCTTTACTTTGTCACGTCAGACGGCGCGGCATTGTCGTTTGACGCCGCGCGCGCCAATCGGCGCTTGATACTGGAAAGCGTTTCCGCTCACAATAACGACGGCTGGCGCGTCATCGGCGTGGACGTTAACTGGGAAGACGAAAACCTGTATTGCGACGACACCGGCGCGCGCATCCCCTCAGCTTATGGCGATGACAACTAGAGCCTAGCAGGCGGCCGCTGCGTGCGGCCGCTCACTAGACCCTAGTTCAACACAGCAAGAAAGGAAACGACACTATGCTTATCCCTACTGACCTGCTCAAGGCCGCGCTCTATTGTGCCAGCAACGAGGAAAGCCGTTATTACTTGCGCGGCGTACACCTCAGCACGTCCGGTCACCTAGTGACAACAGACGGGCATCGCATGTTTGTCGCCAAGCTGGCCGAAGCGGTATCGCAGGACGTCATCATTCCGCTTGATACGGTCAAGGCCGCGCTCAAACTTGCAGGCAAGAAAGCGGAAACGCTCGAGCTGAACGGCAACACACTAGGCGGGGTTACGTTCACGCCCGTCGACGGCACGTTCCCCGATTGGCGCCACGTGATCCCGCCTATCGACGGCTACACCACGGCCGCGGACGGCAAGCAGGGCTTCTTTAACCCGGACTATGTTTATGACATTGGCCAGATGAGCCGTGCGCTTGGCTCACAGACCGGCACGGCGTTTCAAATCCACGGTTGGGACAGCGGATCCCCGCACGGCGTGACGTTTGCCAATCGTGAAGATTGCTTCGCCGTCATTATGCCAATGCGGCAAAATAACGTTGTGACGCCTTGGAACGTCGCGCGTTCCATCGCTTGACAACTAACTCTTGACAGGCGGCACATGCCGCCTGTACACTCTCCACAATTCAACACACTAAACGAAAGGGCACGACAATGGAATGCAACGGATGGAAGAACCGCGAAACTTGGCTCGTTAACGTCTGGTTTGGCGACATGTTCGCCATGGAGGCCGATGACGGCGTAGAAATCACGGCTGACTATATCCGCGAAACGGTCGAGAACTACGTCGACGAAATCGTCCCCGCGTCGTCCTTTGTCGCTGACATGATGGATATGCGCGTCATTGATTGGGATGCACTCGCCGCGCACTATGCACCCGCCGACGCTGTTGTGGAGGGCTGACACATGCCGCGCCACTATCTCAGCTTAGCCCTTGACGCTATCGGCGCGCTCGCGCTGCTCGCCGTGGCCTATGCGTTCCTTTACGTCTTCTTCATCATAACCCCGTGACCGTAGGAGCTAGTCCAATGGATTACCTTTATATCCCCTACACTGTCCAAGCCTGGAAGGACGGCGTCTGTCTGTTTGAGGCCGATTGCGAGCTGAAGATTGACTATGACCTGCCAGACGGCCGGAAAGGCCCGGTTGACTGGGATGTCACCGAGTTCCATTTCGACGGCCCTAAGCCCGGCGAGAACAAGGCCCGCATCTATACCAAGATCAATCGCCACGAACCGCTGTTTCACGTCCTGTACAAAGACCTAGACCGCGAGTTCATCGACGCGCGCGTATGCGAAGCACTGGCCGATGACGAGCGCATTGACTGGTACGCGCTGGCCGCCAATGACTAGACCGCCCGTCTACCGCAACGGCGCCATGCTGCCTGATCCTGAGCGCATGGCGACCGCGCACCACATACGCCGCGACCCGGACACAGGCGAAATATCTTGGCCGCCCACTGACATGCCCGCCCTGTTGCGCAATCTGGCGCTAATCCTAAACGAGAAGGACCTAGACCATGACACTTGACTATACACACCTCATGCAAATGCCAACGCGCGAACTAATCGAGCGCGCCCGCATGTGCACCGGCCTCACCACAAGCGCGGCGCAAACCATGCGCGCCCTGGCCGATACGCT